AAAGGCTGGCTGTGGTCCTTAGAGGACCGTTACATCGATTCTAAGGTGGTTGCAGCTGTCGAGAAGGGGATTGCACCTGTCAAGCCCCCAGACCCTGTTGTAGAGCCTCCTAGCTACCACTCAGAGCCTTCCGAAGTAGAGGGCTTAGACATTATCCAACTCACCCACACCTACGATGACTGAATCCTACTCTATCCAAAAGAGGGTAAACCCTTTCCAATTCTATGCCTCTGAGTTCCTCGGAGACGTAGCCAACACTGATGAGCTTTATGATCTTGATGCTGCTGTTGGTTCTTTATGCTATGTGGTCAACACTGGCTATACATACATCCAAGCCCGTAAGGGTGACTGGAAGCAACTAAAGGCTGGTAAAGGTTCCACTGGTAGAGCTGGTGAGCGTGGTCCAGTTGGTCCAATGGGGCCTGCTGGTAAAGATGGTGCTCAAGGACCCGAAGGAAGGCCAGGGTGTGATGGCAGACCTGGCACTAAAGGTGAACGTGGTCTGGCGGGTAAGGATGGGAAAGATGGTGTCAATGGACGCGATGGCCTACCAGGCCTACCTGGACAGAACGGTAAGAACGGTGCAGATGGACGTGATGGCAAAGATGGCCAACACGGCAAAGACGGCTCTAGAGGCCTCACAGGTACGAATGGTGAAGATGGGCGAGGATGGATAGGTGGTAAGTATGACCACGTAACCGGACAAGTTACTTTCACATCAGATGATGGATTGACCTTCAAAACAGGAGATCTACGTGGAGCACCTGCTCCTTGGGCAAACCTTACACTTGAACAACTTGCTAATGCTTTGAAACCTTACCTATGACTCAACAATACACACCGTCAGTAGATCTGACGATCTTCCCTAGGGTTAACTTCCTAGGAACCTTCACACCCCGTGCTTATCAAAGGGATGATAATGGACGTATCTTTGGACCATACGGTACTAGAGATATTAACGATGAAGCCCGCTACCCAGCTGCTGATGGCTCTACCTGCATGGCAGGGCTACTCCCGTTTCCTGTTGACCTAGGCCCTCTAGTTACAACCGCCCCAACAGGTCTCTTTGATCTCCGTGATGACTGTGGTACTCCCACAACTTACGACCTCAACCCCCTNAACTAATTAACTAACTATGGCTGACACACTTTTATTCAGAGGCGGTTCTTCCGCTGACATCACAGCTTCAACAGTGCAATCCAGAGAGATTGTAATTGATACAGATACAGATCAGATCGTCTCTGGTGCTTCTAAGAAGAAGACGGTGATGGAAGATAGCAACGGTGACGTTGAGATTGGCGGTGGGAACATCACTCTTGGAAGTGATGGTGACATTACGACGGCTGGCAAGATAACAATCGAAAGGGCCACGCCTGCTTTTTTTCTAAAAAAGGATAACGCTACTGCAAATGAAGGTACTTATTCTTTCAGCGTTATTGGTGATTCTTCACTTGTAATTCAAGGCAGGAATGATATAAACACTGCCGGTAGTAGCTATTTCAAGTTTAGTCGTGTTGCAAATAGCAACTCAATTGATGCTTTTGTAGGCTTGAGGAGTACAACTCCTTGGTTTGAAGTTAATAACACCGATAAGGTAGTCAGAATCGGCGGAACGCTGCCTTCAGCGCCGACTATTACCCTTGCAAGTGATGGCGCAATTACTGCTGGAACTTACAACGGCCTCACTGTTGGAACTGGCAATGGTGGTATCAACAACACAGTTGTTGGAAGTGGAACTTTTGCTGGCAACACCACTGGTAATAACAACACAGCCACGGGGGGATTAGCCCTGGCTGCCAACACCGAAGGCAGTAGCAACACAGCTATAGGAAGGCAGGCTCTTACTACAAATACCACTGGTAGTAGCAATACGGGTATTGGGTGGCGTTCTCTCTATAGCAATACCATTGGCACCAAAAACGCTGTTCTAGGTTATGAATCTGGCTTTTACATCGAAGGATCTTTTAACACCATTCTTGGAGCTTATAAAGGTACAGCAGCAGACGCAACTCTTAATAGTACCGTCATCATTAGTGCTGGTAATACGGAGCGGGCTCGCTGTGATTCTAATGGTGATTGGGACTTCGGCAGCATAATACTTAAATCCCCTGACGGTACTTCCTTCCGTCTCTCCGTTGCTAATGACGGAACCCTTTCTGCTTCAGCTGTTTAATCTTTCTTTTTAATTATGTATAGCGTTACTTCCTTCCGTACAGATGCTGCTGGCATCGTCTACACATGCGACTGGACCTACAGCAATGCTGATGGTTCTGTCCGTGGTGTGGTGAGTCTTGAAGCTCCTGTTGATAACATTATCCCAGTAGAAGATCTAACCCCAGAAATCGTAACTGGCTGGGTTGTAGATGCTCTCCAGAATACCTCTGAAGAGTTTGACGCTCAGATCGCTGCTGATAAAGCACGTCGTGAAGCTGAAGAGGCTGCTGTTACTTACACCGTTGGTGAAGACGGTACTTACTCAGTCTAAACTTTATGGCCCCTTCGGGGGCCTCCTATAAACACCTATGGACCTCCAAGAACTAGAGACAAAGATGCGGGAAGACTTCCGTGTCTTCCTAACAATGGTCTGGCGAGAGCTAGGCCTACCGAAGCCCACTAGGGCACAACTCAGTATTGCTGAGTACCTACAACACGGCCCTAAGCGTCTCCAGATCTCTGCCTTCCGTGGTGTTGGTAAGTCTTGGATTACTGCTGCCTTTGTGTTGTGGGTCCTCTTCAATGACCCCGATAAAAAGATCATGGTTATCTCAGCTTCTAAGGAGCGTGCTGATAACTTCTCGATCTTCTGTCAAAAACTAATCCTGGATATAGCATGGCTGAATTACCTGGGACCCCAGGACAAGGACCAGAGATGGTCCCGAATAAGTTTCGATGTAGGACCTGCCAAGCCTCACCAAGCTCCTTCTGTGAAGAGTGTTGGGATAACTGGGCAAATGACTGGCTCAAGGGCGCACTTGATGATCTTCGACGACGTGGAAGTACCTGCCAACAGTGCGACCGATATGCAGAGGGAAAAACTCCTCCAACTAGTAACTGAAAGTGAATCAATTCTCACCCCGGACAACGACTCAAGGATTCTTTTTCTCGGAACCCCGCAGTCGACGTTTACCATCTACAGGAAGCTCGCAGAGAGGTCGTATCGCCCCTTCGTCTGGCCTTCACGTTATCCCAAAGACACAGCTAACTACGAGGGCCTCCTCGCGCCCCAGCTGGTTGATGACATCGAGAAAGGAGTGGAGAGATGGACACCCACCGATAGCAGATTCTCTGACCTAGACCTCATGGAACGAGAGGCCGCTATGGGCCGCTCTAACTTCATGCTCCAGTTCCAACTGGATACCTCGCTGTCTGACTCTGAGAAGTTCCCCCTTAAGTTCCAAGACCTAATCGTTACCTCCCTTGGTAATGAATGTGCTGAACGTTATGCTTGGTCGGCTGATCCCCGATACATGATCAAAACCCTCAACCCCGTAGGACTGCCCGGAGANCGCTTCTACGGGCCGATGTTCATTGATGAGGGTATTTGCCCTTACGGGGAGACAATCGTCTCTGTAGACCCTTCTGGACGTGGCTCAGACGAGACGGTGGCCTGTGTCATCTCTCAAGCTAATGGTTACATCTTTGTTAGACAGATGNTGGCCTTNAAAGATGGNTACTCNGANGACACCCTTACATCTATCATTCGTATGGGTAAACGNAATGGTGCTACTAAACTCCTCATCGAATCTAACTTCGGTGANGGTATGGTCTGTGAACTCTTCAAACGACACCTCATACAGATGCAAGTTGGTATGGATGTTGAAGAAGTTCGGGCTACTGTTCGTAAAGAAGAACGTATCATTCAAACCCTTGAACCCCTCCTTAACCAGCACAAGCTGATTATTGATCCTAAAGTTCTAGAGTGGGATTACGCCTCTAACCCTGAGTCTCCCCCAGAACGTAGGCTTGAATACATGCTCATGTATCAGATGAGTAGGATGTGCAGAGAGAAGGGAGCCGTTAAACACGATGACCGTATCGATGCTATGGCACAAGGGTGTCAATACTTCATTGATGCTGTCGCTCAATCAGCACATCAAGCACAAGCTAGAAGGAAGAATGAAGAGTGGAATGCAATGATGACTGCCTTCGAAAACCACCCTCATTTAGCAACAGATGCCCTTGTTTTAGGACACTCCTTCAAATCCCTCGGATCCACTGGTAGCACTAAGGTTTGGGACTGGACTTAAAAAGTGCAGCGTTTTAAGCAAGGGGAGTGGTGCCCTCTTGTGTGGATATGCGGTGAACAAACCCCCTCGTTTCAATCAGGGGGTTTCTTTTTCCGACACATATCTAGAGGCTCTATGAGGGAGCGGAGCGACCGAATCCGATCCGGGAGAAAGGTTCTCCAAACACACAACACCAACAATCCTTAATAGCTTATATCTCTTCTCGGTACGAGGCCTAGATATTATACTATTACTAACACCAACCACATACCACTTAAAGTTGATGTCTTCAACAACTCTTATCTCAGTCACACCAGACGCAGAGGAGATGATAGCTTACTGTGCAAGGGTATCCAACCCCGCTAATCAGGATAATCCTGAGAGTGAGAAGCTTATTCGTTATCTCATCAAACACAGACACTGGTCTCCCTTCGAGATGGCTCATATGGTCATCGAGATCGATACTACTAGAGCTATCGCTGCTCAAATCCTAAGGCATAGATCCTTCTCCTTCCAAGAGTTCTCTCAGCGTTATGCTGTTGCTGATCTTGGGGAGTTTGTTGTGCCTGAACTTCGTCGTCAAGACACCAAGAACCGTCAGAACTCTATTGATGATCTTCCTACTGAAGTTGTGGATGAGTTCAATACTGACATTGAACATCTCTACAAGACACAGAGAGACCTCTACGACCGACTCCTATCTGCTGGAGTGGCTAAAGAGTGTGCTCGCAGTATCCTTCCTCTCAATACTCCTACTCGGCTTTATATGGCTGGAAGTATTCGTTCATGGATTCATTACATAGACCTCAGGTCTGCTAATGGAACACAACTTGAACATCAGGAGATTGCTATTGGGTGTCGTGAGATTCTCAAGGAAGCCCTCCCCAACATCTACAAAGCTGCTTTTAACCATGACTGATCATTTAGACCTCTCAAGAGGTGCTCGCCTTCAAGCTGCTCTAGAAGCGGCTCTAGCTGCTAAGAACCCTGTTTTGGTTAGATCCATAAGGGCTGCTATGGAAGGACGTGTTGTAGACCCTCTGGAGGGCCTCTCAGTGCATCCTGAAGTAGATCATCTCTGGAACTTCCCCAGTTCGGAGTAATTTGACATAATTTTATGTGGGGGTATCGCCTATACGGCGGCGCCCTCTACCCCCCATGGCCCCCTCGCTAAGTAATATTTAGGCCCCCCCTATATAATACATAGTGGGCCGGACTAGGCAGTTGTATGGTGACATCAGCAGGCCAGACTAAGCGGTTGAATGGTGACCACAGCGAGCCAGACTAGGCGGTTGAATGCTGACTTGAGCCGCTCAGACTAGCCAGTTGAATGTTGAGTCGAGCTCACCCGGACTTGGCCAGCTAAGTGAGGCCAACGGCACGGGACTGG